CACATAGGTTTCATTGTCTGGCTCATTGGCCACCTCAAAGAGGACCCTGCCACTGGGAGCCAGCCTCTGAATCACTGCCCTTGCATACAGATTGAAGCGTGAATAAAATGCACTGCCAGGGGTGAACAGCCCCACAGTGGTGGCATTTACCTCTGCCTCTGCAAAGCCTGCCAGGGTCAGGATGATATAGGAGTCTGTGGCCTCAGCCACCTCCACCAGGGCATCAAGGGTCTGCCACAGCAGGGCAGGGTTTTTCTCAAAGGCCTCCATACAGATCAGTGTGCCCCAGCTGTCATGGGGTCCTGTCCTCAGGGCCACCCTCTCCTTGCTGCTGCCCTTCTTGAACCTCTGCAGGCCCCACAGGAGCCTCCATAGCAGCTCCCTGATGCTGCCTGCAGGCAGGGAGGTGGTGGGGTCCACTGCAGTGCTGCCCCTCAGCAGCCTGTTAGGTCCTACCTTGCCCTGCAGCAGCCAGGGGAGCAGGCAGGGGTCCACGGTGCCCCTTAGCCATATCTCCTCACCATTGACTCCCAGAATATTGGTGCCCTGGATGATCATAACATCATGCAGCCCCCTACCATGATGCCTCCTGATGGGCCTCTCATGCCTCCTCTGGGAGCCTCTAAGGCGAGATTTTCCACCTCATAGGGTGAGGCTGTATTGACCCCAAAGTAGCATATAACGAAACCTGAATCATTATTATAGCTGGCTCCAAAATATCCAGCATCCCCTGTGGCAGAGCTGGCACCCCAGTCCACCTGGGTCTCCCATGTCTGGCTCTGGTAATTGAACTTTCGATAATAGACATGATAATTGCTGGTGTGCCGATAAAAGCAGAATACATCCCCAGTGTCCTGGTTGATGGACAGCACAGGGGTCACATTATCGGCCCCTATGCCATTGCCTCCACCCAGCTGGGTAGCACTCTCCCAGGTCCCTCCAGAGGTCCTGTGCTTGACATAGGTATAATAGTAGGTTGCCAGGCCCTCCCAGGCACACCATACCTCATTCCCATAGGCCACAATGGACCACCCAAAGTTATCAGCTGCTGTGGGGCTGGTGCTGATGGTCTCCAGGCTGCCCAGGGTGCCAGTGGGTGATACTGTCTTACCATAGAGGCTGGCCCCAGTGGAGGCAGTGGCCCAGGCACAATAAATGCCCCCACTCATGGGAGCTATTTGGCAGAGCAGATTAGCCACTGCTGTGGTGGATACCTGCAGGCCAGATGAGCCAAAGTTTGAATCATTGCTCCAGGTGGCAGACTCCACAGTATTGCTGGACTTCCAGACCCTGGCATGTTGGGTGGAGGAGCCAGCAGAGGCCCCGATATAGACATACCCACCACTCACGCAAATGGACCACACTCTGGGAGAGGTTAGGCTGGAGGCCACTGTTTGATATGAGTCCCAAGTAATGCCCCCAGCTCCATCTGGGGTGCCCCTGCAATATCTTATGTCTGTGCCACCATACAAATAGACCAGATGGATATATTTGCCGTCAGTGGTGACTGACAGATCATAGACCAGGCTGGATGCCACCCCTATGCCCGAAAGGGCATTTTCAGAGCCAAAGGTGCTATCGGTCCCGTCAGGGTCATTGGTGGAGGACCATGAAAGGTAGGACTGGCCATAATAAAACATATAGTGGTAGTCCTTGACGTATACATGCCTCCTGCCTATGACCCTGCCCACTATCTGGGGTGTCGTTCCATCACAGTATGCCATTTATTCCCCTCAGTCACTGTAAGAGGTGCCGTACTCGATTTTCACACCTATCAGCTTGGCATCATAGCCCAGATTATCGTTGGCCGTGTCCCTCTTGATCTGTATTAGCATCAGCTCCCCTCCTGCAGGGGTGCCTGCTGGGGTCACTGTTACCTCAGGGCTGATGTGCAGATCATTGGCAGCAATGTAGGTGTCAGTGCTGCTAACTGCAGTGCCCAGGGCCTGGTCCAGGGCATCATCATCAGTAAATGTCCTGGCTGACAGGCTCCAGGCCACAGTGCTGCTCCCTCCCGTCCCATTGGCTGCTGTCCAGTAAGCCTTTATTTTGAGGTTTCCCCCATCATATCCGTCTGGCATGGGGAAAAGCCACTGGGCATATTCATCAGTAGATGTGTCAAAGTCCAGGCTGGGGATTACATGCTTATTTGTGGCCAGCTCAGTCCAGGCCAGCAGGGCACAGCCATTGGTTATCCTGGGCTTGCCACCAGCTGCACTCAGGAATATGGTCTTAGTGGCAGCAGGCAGCCTGGCAGTGGCTATGGTGCCCGTCAGTATGCCTGCATCAGCAGTGACATTCTGCAGGACCTTGGCAGAGGTGATCACGATAGATGGGGTGCTGCCTACCGTTAGCTGGAGGCATTCAATATCTCCAGAGGTGCTGCCTATGTCTGTAAAACTGCCAGTGGCCTTTATGTTCTTGACATAGAGGGACTGAGCAGCACCTGCCTCAGTGGCAAGCTGGATGGCTGCACTGCCCTTGATGACACTGCCATACAGAGCCCCACCCAGATAAAGGTCCTTAAATCTGGTGCCAGTAAGCCCCAGGTCCCTGGTGTTATGGCCATCTGGCTTGAGGATGCCTGCCAGGGTCCAATTGCCAGCTGCAAACTCAGTTTTTGCAGTGCTATATTGGGTTTCCCAGTGGTTGCTCAGGCTCACTGAGATTACATCCCCGCTGCTCCAGACATTTGGGGTGTAGTCTGCCATCAGACCAGCTCCAGGTCCTGCAGGGCTGCATACAGGTCCATATCAGGCTCTACAGCTGGGTGCATCCCCAGGGCAATCATCAGGTCCTCTATGTGGGCAATGGCCTCAATGGTCTCAGGGGCCATGCCTCTCAGGTCTCCACAGATGTGCAGCACCTCCTCCTTGGTGAGCTGCTTGCCCAGCTCCTTAATCTTGGCCCTTATCTTGGCCTCCATCTTGGCATCCTCTTTGAGCAGGTCAGCATCAGCAGCCTGGGCCTGCAGCTCAGCAGCATCCACCTCTGCAAAGTCCTCCTCCTGCAGATCTGTGCCCCTTTCCAGGGCCTCTGCCTGCTTGCCTATGGCCTTGGAGGTTGCAGCCTGGTGCTTAGCCTTGGCTGTATCCTTGGCAGCTTTCTTGGCCTCCAGGTCTCCCTTGGCCCAGCTCAGCACCTCCAGCCTCCTGGTCTGAAAGTTAGACTCAGCTGCCTTATCCTGAATGGTCTCTCCTCCAAGCCTCTTGACCACCTGAGCAGGCTGTGCCAGAATAGGCAGCATCCTCTCAATTGTGGCCCTCTTTGCCTCCACAAAATCCAGCCTTATGCTCAATTCGTCCACCCCTTTATATGGCTAATGTAAACTCCCTGATCTGCCAGCACTGTGAATGGTGAGGGCACCAGAGCCCTGCTATAGAGGGCAGGCACCACTATGGGGCTGCTCCCTGTGTTAATGTCATAATAAAAGCCCAGCTCTGCCAGATACTTGCCAGTCTGGGTGTTGGGCAGTATGCCGTAATCATGCACCAGAGTGGTTGCATTCCTGGTGGCTCTCCCTGCAGTTATGTAGCTCATGCCTGCCCAGGGAGCTGCCAGGGCTGCATCGGACACGCTCACTGCCCTGGTGCCTGAGCCGGCCAGCATCTTGTTTATTTTGAAGGTATAAGCCCCATTGCTGGCCCTCAGGGCTGCCCACATATTCCAGCCCCCTCTCACTACATCATTGTGCAGCTGCTGCCTCTGCAGCACCTCCCCATCTATGCTCCTGACCTCCAGCTGGATGTTCAAGCTTAGACCCCCCAGGTGCAATCATAAAGGAAAAGGTAGGAGTAGCTGGCCGTCTTAGCAATGCCTGGGAATGTGACCCTGGTATATGCTGGGCTGCCCCCACTCCCAGGGGCTGTGGTGGTAGGGGCCAGTATGGCCTCCCTTATGGTCACTCCGTTAAGCTGGCTCTGGTCCAGGTACATGGTGGCCCTGCACAGTGGCCCATCATAATAGATGGATGTGGGGGCAGTGACCAGCTCAGGGGTTAGCAGCCAGGTATCTGTGGCCTGATTCACAGCAGTGCCACTGCTGCCCAGGCCAAAGCAATTGGTCTGGACTATCCCACCATCCCCTCCTGCCACCAGCTCTGCCATGCCTGCCTGCAGGATGGCATTGTGGGCCTCCCTGATCAGACGGTGCTGCCCCAGGGCATCCACCCTCAGCACATACAGATTGCCCCATGCTGGACAATGTTCTACCATACTGCACACGCTCCTATCTGTGCTGTGCCTATCCTGGCTATGGGCCTGGAGGACACGCTAATCACATCTGTGCATTTGCACACAGCCTGCAGGGTGGTGCAGAGGCTGACCACCTCATTTTCCCTGATTGAATAATCCTTTCTCTGGGACAGCTTTCTATAATAGTCCAGCCATAATTCTTTTTTCTGGCCAGATATGCCTTTTACAGAATACTTGAAGGGCAGGCCCACTGCAGGCAGCTCACTGCCATCCACCTCAGTGATTAGCATAGTGGTGCTTATCCCATAGTCTGATCTGGTGACACTCATCACCATGCCAGGGACCAGCCCAGGGGTGAAGGTGTCAAATTCCATATCCATGACCCCAAAGGCATTTTGGTCCAGCTGGGTGCTGGCAGCCTCCAGGGCCAGGTCAATATATTGGCAATTGCTGTCCTGGTCCATTACCTCATAACGTCCACTGTTGCCCTCTGCAGCTGCCCTGGCAGTAATGTCTGCCCCATTGTCCAGCTGCACAAATATGGCAATGGTGCCCACATAGGTGACAGCTAAGGTGTCTGAGCCAGTGAGCAGGGTGCCTGCACTGTCCTGAGTGATGATCTTGCTGCCCTTGGACCAATAGAAATCTTTGCCACTGTCTATGCCCTGGATACCCACGGTTTTGGCCACACTGTTTACTTTTATGGTGGGCACCTGATATAATGGATAGAGCATGGCAAACTCTCGCCTTACCCCATCCCCTGCATAGGTCTCAGTCCTGCTGTTGGAAATCCCGTTAGCAGAGGCCCTAAAGTATTCTGTGTTACGATAGCCTGCCAGGGTGTCCACAGTGGACAGCTCCACATAATTGGCTGTGCTGTCGGTTATGTTCCAGGGGGCAGCATAGCCACTCTGGCTGACGTAATGCAGCTGCTTATTCTCATCAATCCTCCATATGTAGCCATCCTGATCTGCCAGCCCATTAAGCAGCTCTGTGCAGGTCTGGCCATTATATCCTGCCTGCACTATGCTGCTGCCTGCCTCTATGGTGCCTGCAGTAACCCCCAGCTCTGCCAGGTAGGTGGTGATTATGTCCTGCACTATGGCCCCAGAGGTAGTGCTGCTGTAGGTCTTAAAAACTAGCTTTCTGTCAGCCAGCTGGCAGAAATCAGTAAACGTCAGGTCCCATTCAAAGGAGGTGCTGCCCAGCCTCTTGGTCCTCTTGGCTGTGTATAGCACCCCTGCAAATCTGGTGGCCAGGGTCTGATCATCCACCATTAGGACCTGGCTGCCCTTGACTGGAGCATAGGAGCCAGTGTTTACCAGCTTGAGGCTGACAGCTGCCCTGCTGCCCATTGCACCCTTGAGCTTGAGGCTGCCTGGGACTTTGTATGGCCCCAGGTCCACCCCTCCCAGGGTGATGGTGGTGCCCATCAGGCCAGCCCCCTGGCCTGCAGCATCTTATAGTTAGCTCTGGCATTGGCCTCAGGGTCTGCCCCATAGTTATTGAAAATATTGGTTACTCCTCCCTTGGTGATGGTCTGGGCACTGCTGCCTCCAATGTTCATAACAGAGGAGCTGCTGCCCTGGGCCATGTCCACAGCTCCAGCCAGCAGCATCTTGGCTGCCACCAGGGGCATTTTATGCTCAGGGATGATATATTCAGTTTCCCCAGTCTCACCTATCATGCCCAAGGTGGGCCTGGTGACTACCCCACCCTCAGCAAATAAGTGCAGGCCAGGAATCAGATCACCCTTAGGAATGATGCTGCCCACTGCATCTGTCACTCCCTTAACTGCCCCAGTTATACCGTCAATGATGCCCTTAACTGTGTCAATGGCTCCCTTGACAATGCCCACTATTGCATCAAAGACCCCCTGGAAAATCCCCTTTATGGTGTTGAGGATGGTCTCAATAGTGGATTTTATAATATTCATTGGATTTATGATGAAGGTCTGGATTAGGCCCATTGCTATCTTGACAATGGATAGAATGGCATTCCATACTGTGTCAATGATGCCCTTGATTATGTTCATCACTGTGTTGATGGCTGCCTGGATGCCTCCCCATACAGTGGTGATAACTGCCTTGATTACTCCCATTACGGTCTCGATAACTGCCTTAATGCCGTTCCATACAGTGTCAATTATCCCCTTGATAATATTCATTACCGTGGATATTATGACCTGTATGCCTCTTATCTCGGTGTCGATAAAGCCCTTGATGGCTCCCCAGACCACCTCAATAATGGCCTTAATGGCCCCCATCACTGCATCTATTATCCCCTTAATTATATTAAAAACGGTTTCCACTATGGTCCTTATGCCAGATGTGTAGGAGTCCCATAGCCATTTGATGACTCCCAGGACAGCATCAATGATGCCCTTGATTACTCCCATCACCGTTTCAATTATTCCTTTAATTATATTGAAAACGGTCTCTACAATTCCCTTAATGGCATTCCAGGCGGTCTCAAAGAGGCCCTTCAAGAAGTTAAACAAGGCCTCAAAGAATGGCTTAACTGTGTCCCAATTGGTGATGATCAGGACAGCCACCAGGGCAATGGCAGTGAGAATCAGGATTATGGGGTTAGCAGCCAGCAGGGAGCCAAGGCTGCTGAATGCACCCCCTATGCCACTGAGGCCACTCTTAAGGAGTCCCAGCCCTGAGCTGGCAAACTCCCCTATCTTACCCCTAAGGCCTCCCAGCTTTTCAGCCACTCCGGCAAATCCATCATTGCCCCCCAGCTTCTTGAGGGTGCCCACCAGACCGCTGGCCCCATCCAGGGCAGTGACCACAGAGGGCACCACAGACATATAAAACTCAGTCTGCACCTGATTCAGATCATTCTGGGCCATCTTTGCAGTGTCTGCAGCAATGCTGGCCTGGTCCTGGGCCTGCTGCAGGTTGAGCAGGGCAGAGGCTGCCTGGTCTGAATTTTCCCCATACTTGCCCACAGCCTCATTGTAATCGTCCTGGGCCTTTTTCAGACCCTCCTGGGCTTTGCTGCTCTTGAGGTTTGCCTTTTCCACAGCCAGGGCCTGCTTTTCAACCCCATCATAAGAGTTATACAGAGCAAAGACTGATAGGCCCAGCTCTGAGGCGGAGACTGCAGTATCTTTGAGGATGCCTCTCAGGCTCTCCTTTTTCTCCTTGAGCTGCTGGGTTTTCTTGGCATTGGTGTCTGTGGTGTCTCCCTCATTTTTTAGGGCTGTGTCCACACCTCCAGCACTCTTGGCCATTTCCTGGTTTTTTGTGACAACCTTATCTGCCCCACCTACATACTGATCTGTCTCAAGTATGGCCTCCCCCTTGATGGTGCCTGCATTAGCCATTTAAATCCACCTCCACCCCACCCAGCATTTTATTTATTAGCCTGATTTTTTCTAGGGTCTCCTCTGGGGTCAGGACCTTAACTGGCTCCTGGGCCTGCTCATGCAGAACTGTGGGCATGAACTCCTCAGCCTCAAAGACCCCCCCACCCTCATGCTTGAAGTTTGCATTTGCCGTCAGGGCACACAACATGCCCAGCTGCAGCTCCTCTGCCTTGCTCTTGGCCTTATGCCTGTCAGTGAGGGCCAAATATCTCCTGCTATCCAGGCCCCAGAAAAAGGCATCATCCAGCCCCATGTCCAGCATTGCGTGTGCCCATAGCTGCTCCCACTCTATGGGCTGGTCAATAAAGGGCTGCCACTCTCCTTGAGCTGCTGAATTTTATTCAGCATGTGGATTGTGGGCACAGGGCTGCTCATCTTGATTACCCTCATCACCATGATTGCTGCCAGCTCTGCCCTCCTGGGGGTGAGCATATCGTGCAGCTGGGCCTTGGTGAACATGGGCCTGCCCTTGGCCTGATCATACAGGCCACAAAACAGCATGTCCACTAAGGCATCAATGTCCAGCTCCCCGTTATCCTTCTCCAGTTTCCAGTCCTTGATGGGCAGGCCCAGGCCCTGCTCATATCGCCTCATTGTGCCCAGGGTGAAACAGAAGGGTAAGAGGTTTGCAGGGACCTGCTTCTGCTCCTCCTCATCCAGAGCAGTGGCCCCTGTTGGCACCATTTCAGGCAGCATGTTCACTCACCTGCTCAGGAGGTCCTGCCCAGCTTAACGGTGTAGTGCTTGGGAACCTTGCCACTGTCCCTGGTGATAATGTCAAGGATGGTGGTGCCCACAGGAGTGGTGATGGCTGAGGAGGCCACCCCTGAGGTGAGGGTCTGGCTGCTCTGCAGGACCATGCTGGAGTTATACACATCCACCTTGAGGCTCTGGGCTGCTGCATTTGTTACCGTGATGGTAACAGAGGCAGTGCCATTGGTCAATGCGTCTATGTAGTCATAGGTCCCAGCTGCAAAGGCAGGGACCAGGCTGCCAATAGAGACAGTGAGGGCAGTGAGGTTGCTGCTGCTGGAAAAGGTGAGCCCAGTGCTGCCTGTGATGGCAATGACTGCCTGGAACTTGGCCACCTCATTTTCCTTAACAGGCTGGATGGTCTTGAACGACTTGACCCAGCCCAGGAATGTCCAGGCAAAGGGCAAGGCTACTGGCCCCACAATGCCATAGGTGTTGATGGTCCTTGCAATCTGATCTGCTGCCAAGGCCATCTGTCCAGTGCTGTCATCCAGCCTGAGGTTTCCCTCAATGGTCAGGTCCTTGGCACTGAGGAGGCCTGGCAGGCTCTCTGTCCATCCTCCAGAGTCAGTGCTGGTGGCATCCACCTCTCCCGCTTCTACAGACATATCACCAATTTTGGTGACTTCCAGCACATTAACTCCAGCTCTCTGGAACTTTGTGCCGTGTGCTACTGCTGCCAAACTCGCCATTTTTATTCACTCCTAGATATTTCGTAATTCTGATAAAGGGTCAGGCATTTTGCTTGGTCCCACCCAAGGGGGCCAGCACTCTCTCTGGGCCTGATATACTGATAAAAGGTGCCTGACAGTGACATATTGGAAATCGTCAGAGCAGCTTCTGCCTGCTGCATCCATGCCCAGGCTGCATCAGGGTCAGTGTGCCTGACCTTGACCTG